ACCTCTCCGGATGGCTTCACTGCACTGTCCACCGTCAGGATCCTGTTCCTGAGGTCCACGTTTCTCCACTGGAGAGCAGCTACCTCTCCGGGACGGAGGCCACAGTAGAGCATGATCTTGTAAAAGAGTCCGGCACGATTCTTCTCACAGGTCCGGAGGATATGATATCTTTCCTTCTCAGTGATGGACCGGCGGGCCTGCGCCTTCTTCCCTGCCGGCATGGACAGGTTTTCAGCGGGGTTCTCATGTATAAGGTTGTTCTCTTTGGCCGTGCGGAAAACTTCGCTGAGAATCCCTTTGATGACCTTCAGGTAGGCTTTGGACAAGTGGGCCCGATTATTAAGGATCTTCTGGAGGTGGATAGGTTTCACATCCTTGAGGCGGGTGCTTCCGATCTCCGGCAGGATGACGCTCCGGCAGATGCCTGTGATAGTCTCAGCCCACGACACGCTCACGGCCGGCTTCTTGTACGTCTCCATCCATTCATGGATCCAGTCCTTCACGAGGGTGTTCTTCGTGATCCGGGTCCGGCCTTCCTCCAGTTCTATCTTCTTCCGGGCCATCTTCTCATATACTTCCTGCTCCGTCTTACCTCTGACGAAGTACCGGACGCCGTCAAAGGTAAAGGATTTTCTGATATATTTATCCATGATATTACTCCTTGTTTTTCTTAGCAAGTTGAGCAGCGATCTCTCCGAGCGTTTGCCCGAATTCGGTCGAAAGGTTTTCCAGGAATCTTACATCTTCATCCGAGATCGGGACCCATTCGCCGTCGATGTATACTGCAAAAGTTTTTTCAAATTTACTCAACTGGTGGTTGCTGAACATTAGTATCTCTCTCAAAACTGCGTATTCATCGGTATCACTCTGTCTGAACCTCGAGTAATCCTTCTCCTGTCCTTCTCCAAGAAGGTAATTCACATCAACATTAAAAAACTTAGCAATCTCATCCAGCTTGTCGAGTTTCGGAATCCTGGCACCCTGCTCCCAGTTTGCCACTGCGTTTTTAGACACTCCCAATCTCTTCGCAAGATCTTCCTGTGTCCACCCTCTTTTCGTTCTTAATTGCTTTAATACATTCTTGAAATCATTAGCTCCCATGTTCTCGCCTCCTTTCTTCTACATTATAATAACACGAAACGAGTAGAGATTCAAGAAAAAAATACTCAAAACGGGTTGACAAATATTTCGTAACGAGTATAATTAAGTCATACCCCAAAAAGAGTATCGAGGAAGGAGGTGTAAAATGGGCAACGTAGCAGAGAAGTTAATTGAAGCCAGAGAACGGCTTAACAAATCACAGGTTGATGTGTGCAGAGACCTTAATATTCCACAGTCTACCCTTAGCAATTACGAACAGGGTACCAGAATCCCAAAGGATGATATGAAAGTTATACTGGCGAAGTATTACAAAACGTCCGTGGAAGCTCTTTTTTTTAGCCTGTAGGTAAACAAAATGAGTACTAAAGGAGGTGGATCGACATGACCCACAGAGAAGCGATCTGCAAAAGATGCCGGAAGAAGTGGAACATTTCCATAACGAGAGACACCAGCAAAGGGTATCTCTGTCCGATATGTTCCTGGAAAGAAAGGAGGCTGAAAGGTGACGAAGAGCCAACTTAAGAAGGACTTGAGCGCCTCCGTTGGAGGAGCGGGAGTGATGTCACCGGCCGAGGTGGGCAGGTTCCTGGGCTTTGGAGCCACGGCCACAAAGTCCTGGCTGAAGGGCCTGGAGCACTTCGGATCCGGAAGAGGAAAGCGGTACAGCTGTGACGATATCGCCACGAAAATCATGAACGAAAGGACGGTGAGCGCATGACAAGAGAAGAGATCCTGCTGGCAGATGAAGAGACACTGCAGAAAAGATGGGTGCTGTTGATGAACCACCCGAAGGCTTATGCACCGGATCAGAACGAGATCAATCGGGAATACCTGCTGATCGGTGTGGAGATCAACCTGAAGCGCAAGCAGTATGAAGAGGCTGCAAAGTACAGCGAAGAGCTGACAAGAAGGTATGGAGAATCATTGAAGTAAAGGAGGATTAACATGGCAGCATTAACTTTAGCAATGATCGGCACCCTGGCATTGGGTTTCATGGCAGGGAGGGAGTACGACAGAGGCATCAAAAGAGTGAAGGCCAACCAGAGACGCAGACGTGAGGAGGCCGAAAAAAAGAGAGCGGACGCTCTGCAGCGCAAAAGAGCAGCTGAGAATGCCCGCAAGAATGATTATATGTTTAATGTAACATGGAATTGCCCAAATGGCAATAGATAGGAGAATATATGGAAATGTCTAAATTCACCATCTCGGAAGAGGCCTACAGGGTCCTGGAAGGGATGAAGGTAAAGGACAGGAATGTCCTGATCGAAGAAATGATACCCAAGTCCATCCGGCTGGGATATGGCCTGTATGGTTTCGGGATCATGAAGAATGAAGGTAGACCATTCGTTTGGTACAACCACGGCAGCAGCTGTGATTAATAAAGGAGGAGGATATATGGAGATCATCAGAGGCAAGATGAACAGCCCGATCAAGGCCGTCGTATACGGTCCTGAGGGCATCGGGAAAAGCACTTTCGCTTCCCAGTTCCCGGACCCGTTATTTATCGACACAGAAGGGTCTACAAAGCACATGGACGTGTCCAGGCTTCCGGCTCCACGGACGTGGAACGAGCTGAGGGACGAGATCCACTTCGTCCGGGACAATCCGGACACATGCAAAACGCTGGTCATCGATACCGCAGACTGGGCAGAACAGCTCTGCATCCAGGAAGTCTGCATCAAGGGCGGTAAGACCGGTATCGAGGATTACGGCTACGGCAAAGGGTACACATACCTGGCCGAAGAGTTCGGCCGGATGCTCAGAGCCCTGACAGAGGTCTGTGAGAAGGGCATCAACATCGTGATCACTGCCCATGCAGCTCTGCGGAAGTTCGAACAGCCGGACGAGTCCGGGGCATATGACCGGTGGGAATTGAAGCTTCAGAAGAAGACAGCACCACTGCTGAAAGAGTGGCCCGACATGCTGCTCTTCGCCAACTATGAGACTATCGTCATCAAGGACGAGAACGGAAAGGCAAAGGCCCACGGAGGCAAGCGTGTCATGTACACTTCCCATCATCCGGTATGGGATGCAAAGAACCGCTTCGGACTGGATGAGAAGCTGGACTTCTCTTTCGATTCCATCGCTCATCTGTTCGAGGAAGAGAAACCAAAGAAGAAGAGCAAGGCGAAGAAGAAGGAAGAACCGAAGCCGGAGCCTGTAGAAGAACCTGCAGCCGAAGAACCGCCAGCTGAAGAACCAGCGGAGATCCCGGAAGGCTTCAAACCGGCCGAGAACCTTGTGGAGCTGATCGCTCTCATGGAGAAGGACGGCATCGAAGAATATGAGATCCGTGAGGTCGTTGGCAAAAGGAAAAAGAAGGAGTATCCGGAGTCCACACCCATCACGGAATATGATGAGGAGTTCATCAAGAAGGTCCTGATCGACAAGTGGGACAAGGTAAAGACAATGATCATTAATGAAAGAGTACCGTTTTAAGGAGGAATGAAAAATGGCTGAAGATATGGGAAGAGAATTAAATTGGGATGATGAGATCACACTGGACGATGAGTTTGTTTTACTTCCGGAAGGGGACTACCGCTTCCGGGTCGAAGATGTAGAAAGAGCACGGCACCCGGGCAGTGAGAACCTGCCGGCATGCAACAAGGCCATCGTGACCATCCGGGTATTCTCGGATCTGGGAGATGTCACTCTGAAGAACAACCTGTTCCTGCACTCCAAGACCGAGAGAATGCTGTCCCAGTTCTTCACCTGCATCGGGATGAAGAAAAAGGGCGAACCGCTGAAGATGGACTTCAAGGGTGCCATCGGGAAAGAAGGAAAGGTGAAGGTCGGGACCAGAGAATACAACGGCAATAAGTACAACGAGGTAAAGAGATTCCTGCGCCCGGTGGAACAGTTCAAGGCACTGGATGAAGAAGAGGATGATCTGGATTGGTAAATGTACTTGAAGCACTGAATGCCATCGACCCATCAGAGTTATCATACCAGGAATGGGTCGATGTAGGCATGGCCTTAAAAGCCGAGGGGCTGCCGTGTTCAGCGTGGGATGAGTGGTCCAGAGCGGACCACAGATACCATCCCGGAGAGTGTGAGCGGAAATGGGAGTCCTTCCAGGGGAGCGGGGTCACTGCTGGGACAGTGGTCAAGATGGCAAAGGACCGGGGCTGGTCTTCGTGGAAGGAGGACCGGGCCCTGGACTGGGATGATGTCATAGAGCTGGATATGGATGATGATGTGAAGATCATCGACAAGTCATGGCTCGAGAGACCCGACACGAAGATCTCACCGAACTGGGACCCGGTGAAGGATATCACCGATTATCTGGATGCCCTTTTCCTTCCGGATGATTATGTCGGATATGTGATGCAGTCCTTCGACAACGACGGAAAGCTCGTCCCAAAGAACAAAGGGGCCTATGACAGGACGGCCGGTGAACTGATCCAGGCACTGAAGATGTCCGGAGGCGACATCGGTGCGGTGCTGGGTGACTACGATCCGAAGGGCGGGGCATGGATCCGCTTCAATCCGCTGGATGGGAGCGGGGTCAAGAATGCAAATGTCACGGACTACCGGTTCGCACTGGTAGAGTCCGATTCCCTTGATATAGGGATGCAGGAGGCCATCATCAGGGAGCTGGAGCTGCCGGTAGCAGCAATGGTCTACTCCGGAGGAAAGAGCGTTCATGCCATCGTCCATATCGATGCAGTAAACGACGTGGAGTACCGGAACCGGGTGGAGTATTTGTACTCAGTTCTCAGAGAGAACAACTTCCCTGTAGACGCTCAGAACAAGAATCCCTCCAGGCTCAGCCGGATGCCGGGCATCATCAGAGGCGATAAAAAGCAGTGGCTCATGGCCACCAACATCGGCAAGGCATCCTTCGACGAATGGAACGAGTGGTTCAAGGCAAAGAAGGACAGTCTGCCGGATTTCGTGGGACTGGATGAAGTCTGGGGCAATCTCCCGGAGCTGGCTCCGGTGCTGATAGACGGAGTCCTGAGACAGGGCCACAAGATGCTTCTGGCCGGACCATCAAAAGCCGGTAAGAGCTTCGCACTGATCGAGCTGGCCATCGCAATCGCTGAGGGCGGTAAGTGGTTCGGGTTCCGGTGCGAGCAGGGCCGGGTGCTGTATGTGAATCTGGAGCTGGATGACACTTCCTGCTTCCACCGGTTCGAAGAGGTCTATGGTGCAATGGGTATAGCTGCAAAGAATGTCCCGAATCTGAAGATATGGAACCTCAGAGGAGAGAACGTCGGGATGAAGGAACTGGTAAGCAGCCTGAAGATAAAAGCGAGCAAAGGCGACTTTATTGCGGTGATCATCGACCCGATCTATAAGGTCATCGAGGGAGATGAGAACAAGGCCGGAGACATGGCACTGTTCTGCAATCAGTTCGACAAGATCTGCAAGGCTTTGGACTGTGCAGTGATCTACTGCCACCACCACAGCAAAGGTGCCCAGGGAGGCAAGAGAGCCATGGACCGGGCTTCCGGATCCGGAGTATTCGCAAGGGACCCGGATGCGCTGCTGGACATGTTGGAGCTGGAGCCGGAGCACAAAGACGATATTCCAGAAGAATCCACAGCATGGCGGGTGTCATCGGTCCTGAGAGAGTTCAAACCGACAAAGCCGTTCGAGGTCGTGTTTGATTATCCGCTGCACAAGGTCGTGAACCTTGAGGGAGCGAAAGAAAAAGATAGCGATTTCGATACTCGAAACAAGCAGCGAAAAAGCGAAAAAGAGGAAAGAATCGACAAATTGCTCGATTTCGTTTACAACTTCAAAGAATATGGGATTGGAAAAGGGGAGCATCCATTCATAAGTGAATGCGCCGAGTTCGTCGAAGTTAACAATGATGTGATATACAGATATATCCGGGACGACGTGCCAGATAAGCTGGAAGTGAAGAAGGGAATCGTCTATATAAAATAGTTGTTGTAGACGAAAATCCCGTCCACAACAAAAATTTGTTGTAGACGCAAATACAACAACAACAAAAATTTGTTGTATACGGAAATATCGACTACAAAAAGTTGTTGTAGTCCCTTATATATAGTCTACGACAACAACTACGCGCGCGGTCCGTGTGTGGGTGGTAGGCTTAAAAGCCTGCCTACCACTCCACACGATACACGGACAAAAAAGACGAAAGGAGTGTATCATGGGCAAGATGTCCAGAGAAAAAGGCAAGCGTGGAGAACTGGAGCTGGCTAAGCTCCTTCAGCAGCATGGATACGATGCGAGAAGAGGGCAGCAGTTCTCCGGAGCCAATGGTGATCCGGATGTGGTCGGGCTGCCAGGCATACATATCGAAGTGAAGCGGGTGGAGAAATTAAATCTGTACCAGGCAATGGAACAGGCAACAAACGACGCAAGAGAGGACGAGGCTCCGGCGGTGTTCCATCGCAGGAACGGAAAGTACTGGCTGGTCACTATGGAGCTGGAAG